AATTAAGTCTTGATTATCACCGTATATCCAATCAACACCACCCTTTGAAATATTTAGTAAATCAATATATGAATTATGATATTTCACAACATCATTAAATTTTCTATCAGAGAAATATATATCATTCACCATTTTTAATAATTTATATATCACCATATTAGAATCTTTTTTCCGAGTGGTGATTTTTAAAAGTGTTGATAGATTATCTTTTGCATCGTCAATCCTATTCTCAGACAATAAGTTGTATATCAACTCATAATTTTCAACTTCGTTATTTGTTTTTTCTAATTCCTCTATAATAGTTCCTATTTGTCTCATGATAAATTACCAAATTAACCCTTTCTTTTTATCGTATTCCATCAGTGTTTTATAATAATCAATTAGATCAAATATCATCACGTATATCTCAGAAATATATTTAATAATATCGGTATTTATAGGTTCTGATAAATTTAATTTATTGATTTCCGAAATTATATTATTGATATTATATTCAAAACTACTATCATTAACTTTATCTATACTTATAGATATTGATAGTTTGGTGATAGTGTCTCTAACAATGTTATATATGGATTTAACATATATCATGCCTCGCATATATATCATATAGAGTTTATCGAAACCATCATAACCGACAGCTTTCTGTAATACGTGATATAAATAATGATTTGTTGGTCCTATAAAACCTCTCTTATTTAGATTAATACCAGATAATAAATATATTATAGCAGTATTACCAGGATTATCCTTAGTAATTTCTATAATTGATTTTTCTAAATTAGTTATACGTGATTTATAATACTCTATTATATCAGGATTATTCCTATTGGATATTTCGTTATCCATAACCCTTTTATAATACTCCAATTGATCATTACATTCAAATAATATCGTATCAATTCCATTAGCATCATCCCGAATTCTTGTAAAATCGATCATAAAAATCTCCTACCTATTCTTTATATGGTCTTTCCATAATGTTAGTGCTGCATATTTATCATCATTGGACACATCATCAAATGATTTATACCCATATATGTTTGCAATTTCTGCACCAAATTCATCTACACTCATTCCTTCTTTACTATCATCGTTAATATTATTCTTTGACATAACCACTCTTTTCTTTTCAATAAAGTGCTTCTTCATTATTTCAGAAGATTCTATCTGAGAATCATAATAATCTATTATAGCTTGCACTGCATCATTCATTGTTTTTAATCTCCTTTTTTAAATATACAAATTATTTAGTTACATAAAAATATTATATAGTTGAAAATATAATAAGAAAGATGAGTTTTTGTCATCTTTCTTATTACTTATACTATTATTTCTGTTGTTAATTCTGTATTAATTATTTCTCGTATTATATACATAATAAAAGGAGTAAAGAAAAATACTTCTAAGCTATTATTTAAATATATTAATTCTGTGTCTAAATCTAACTGTATATCTTTGATACCCAATTTCTCACTTCTTAAATATCTTTGTATTAAAGAACCATAATCAGAATCAACAGGACTATTTAATCTTATAGCTTCCATATAATCTCTTGAAAATATACTTTTACTATCATCTGGTATTAACATAGGAGTATCTAATACTTCTACAGTTCTTTCATGCCATTTTCTAAATGATGATTCTCGTATAGAAGTTCCAGGTCTTGTTATATATTTAAACATAGATAGAAGTTTCATATCTTTAGTCTCTAAGAACTTATATACAGATTTAGCATACTTGTATTTTCTTTTAGGATCATCATATTGGTCAGTTAATATTATAGTAGATAAATCATTCTTCTCATTAAATAATTTATGTATATTAATAAAATAAGTTTGTAAAGGATCATACAAAAGTTTACCATCTTCTATTTCACATAAAAAGACATTATGTCTTTCATTATAAAACATAGCCATGTATAACTCTTTTATTTCTTTATACATCTTATCTATTTCTTTTATTTTAAGAAAAGAAGCTTTCTCTATAATACAATTGGTTTCTGTACCAATATTCTCAAGTATACAAACATTCTCTGTTATTACTTGCTTTTCTATTTCTTCTAACTTAGTAGAATCAATATACTCTAATTTAAATTCTATCTTATAATAATTATCAGGCATTACTGTATCATACTGGATATTAGTAACTCTGAAAATATAATAATCTTTAAGAGTAGGAATAATAAAGAAATCATTAGGAACTGGTTTTATTGTTTTTGGTAAAACTATTCCATCACCATCCCAATCTGTATCCATTCCTTGATCGGCTTCTGATATATTAAGATTAATTTGATCCATTCCATATAAAGGAAAATTTTCTATCTTATTAAATCTTATAGGTGATCTATTACCTATAATAGAAGCTACATCAAGAAATCCTTCATCTACTGTAGTTTCATCTATATTAATATGATAATAAGTTACAAATACTGGAGTGGTATCAATAAATCTAGCTGTAGGAGATTTAAACCTATTCTCAAATTGAAACGTTGTATCTTCAACCATTTTTTGCTCATTAATTAAAAAAGCCATATGGAGTTTTACCTTCCTTTCAATAGTTGATAACTTAAGACTATGTTTTTATACCGTTTATTACAGTAATTTATATACTATCTTTTTATACTAAATAAAGAAAGGAGATAAAAACTTATGTCAAAGATTAGTAGTAAGGACCAATTTAATTATGATAATATAGCAGATAATTTAGATATGTTTGTAAATGATGTTGCTACATTATTTATTTTTGAAGGAAGGAGTGAAAAAGAAGTAGACGAATCTATGAAAGTTCTTAAGAAGGCGATTAAGCATTTAAGAAATGGTAAACCTGAAAAAGTTCTTGATATGGATAAATATGAAGAAGCGATGAGTGTGTATGAAAACTGATGTTACTTTATTCATATTAAAATCCAGTAAAGAACTATACGCATTCTCATCTGATGATAAATTAATTAATGATTTTATATCTACCAGATGTATTGATAATTTTATTATTAAAGAAAAAAAGTTTAATGAAGAAGAATATGATATCTTCACTAATATCAATAATGATAAAATATTAAATACTGATTATTTGTATGATGGAAAAAATACTATAGAATTTCCAATGACAACTCATGAATCATACACGCTAGATATAACTATAGATGAACTTTATGAAAGGATAGGTGATAATAAATCAATAATAGATTTATATAAAATATTTAGAGGTAAATATAAAAAGAATTTGAAATATTTATTAGGATACATTTCATCATTCTATTATAATAATGATGTTGAGTTTGCTTCATTAAATGTATTTATTAAATTATTTGGATTTACAATAATAGAAGGGTATAAAGAAAATGAATAATAGAAAAATATGCGAGAAGTTATATTTTAATATGATAGAGGATAATAATGATTTATTGGATATCCCTAATATATTAAATAAATTAAAATTACTTCAAGATAATCATTTATGCTCTAAGTATGATATGAGATTATATTCCAGGGGTAATTTTAATAATATGATATATATAACTAATTATCTTTTAAAGAAAGATGATAGTTTAAAGAAGAATTTAATAAGTAAATATACATACGATAAAGAATATAAAGTATTACCAGAAGGATTATATATGTTAGATTTATCTAATGATAAAAAGGATAGATTTCTGGTAATAGAATTAAGAACTACTGTAGATGAAAATAACTATGGTGGTATTAATTTATATTTCGTAGGAGAAGATAATAGTAAGCAATATAATAAGTTTGTTAAGAAATATATAAAATCTCTTGAAAAATATAATGGGAATAATACAATGACTGAAGTATATGATATCATGGCGGATACATACAACAGTGAAGTATTTAAATCATTTGATAGTATGGTATTTGATAATAAAGATAAAATATTATCATATATAGATAATTGGATAAAGAATCTTGATAAATATAAGAAATATGAGATTACTCCTAAGTTATCTATATTAATATATGGACCACCAGGAACTGGTAAAACTACATTTGCTAAGGCATTAGCAAAGTATTTAAATACTAATACAGTAACCAGTATAAGTCAATCATATTTCAATACAGCTAAACCACCAGAATTTTATGGTAGTAATGGTGTAATATTAATAGATGATATTGATACTATAGCAAATGATAGAGAAGATGATAGTAGTAAAGATAATAAAGAGGTAGTAGGTAAATTATTAAAGTTCTTAGATAATCCACCATTATCTAAAATAAAAACAGACGATGATGTATATCATAGTGTACAGATAATAGTTGCTACTACTAATTATTATAATAAGCTAGATAAAGCAGTTAAGAGATTTGGTAGATTCGATTTACAGTTTGAAATGCCAGATTTCGGTAAAGAGGAAGCAATAAACTTTTGTAATTTATATGACTTAAGATTAGAGGATATTTGTCCTAAGTCAAATAATAAAGGGTTTAGAATATCACCTGCTGAATTACAAGCGTTATGTATTTCTAATATTGATAAACAAATCAAAGCAAAAGAAAGGGTGTAAAAGAAAATGTTGAGTTTTGACAAATTTATTGGAATGGTGTTAAAGACACTAAAGAAGGGAAGAGTAAAGTATTCAGATGATAAGAAAGTAGATTTAACTCCATTTATTAATGAGAGTATTAATAATACTTTGATATCCGAATTAGATTCAATTATAAGTAAAGAAGATGTAAATGTATTAGATGACAATAATGAATGTCATCTAGCATCTATGTTGAAAGTGAAAGAAGATACATTTGCTAATAGGACATTTGTAGTATCTATAAATAGAAAGCAATTGACTAATTCATTTGATTTCTTAAAGGATACAAGAATAGGAGCTTTATTAAGAAGCTCCACTTTATCTTCTATTTATTATCCTATAAAGGATTTATGGAAGAAGTTAATTGATACAGATAAGACTAAGACATATGTTATGTATGTTCCAAAGATATTTGTATTTGCAAATTTATCAGAAATGGATTTATACGAGAATGCTGTATTTACAAATCTCTTATTAGTAGTAACTCCAACATCAGATGATATTAGAGAAGCTAATGATAAAGAGATGACAAAGACAGATATTAAAACTCGTATAATTACAGATACTTTAGAAGCTGTAATAAGAACAGGAAATCATAATGTGATTATTGATCCATATTCACATAAAGTATTAGCTGATAACAAATATGAATCAGGAAGTTTGTGGAATGAAATATCTACATCAGTAAGAGTGGGAGATAATATTACTTCTATTATATTTGATTTCACATTCTGGGATGATGAAGATTTTAAACTCTTCGTTTCAACTACTAAAGAAAATAAATAATTTATATTAATATTAGAGATACTAGGATAAATTTCTTAGTATCTCTATTGATGTATATATTATTTATTTTAAATAGTGTTGAAAGGAAGGATTTAATTATGTCAAAATTTAATTTAATTAAAGATGTACCAATAATTCATAATAGAGAAGAATTATCTGAATGGATAAGACCTCTTTATATTATTGATGATATGTTGGTAGATGATGAAGTATATAATAATGAAAGACAAATGTTATTAAACTTAGTAAGAGGTTCATTTACAATAAGAGCTTGTAGAGAATATCCAATTAGATTTAAGTTTAATAAGAAAGATAGAGAAGAATATCAAATGGAATTAAGAGATTTCTTAATTAACTTTATTCTCTTTGAACCGTTTATAGAATTATCAGGATTAGATATATTAGATAAATCATTTATCTTTGATTGTAAAACAGAAATACCTAAGATAGAGAATTATATTAATAATAAAATAATTCTTACATTAAAAGATTATCAAATAAAGAATACATCTCTTAATATACGAATATCAAATGTAATATATAATCTAAGAATGATATCAGTAGATTTCTCTCAGATATTAGGATTGAATTTTAATATATTTACATTTGCAGATATGTATACAAGTAATCCTGAAATAAAAGAAATAATGGAAACCACATTTGATGATAATTTACAACCATATGAAATAGAAGCTCAATTAAAAGCATTACAAACAAGGGAGATGGATATTTATAAATCTATGCCTAATAATGAATTGGGTGCTATTTTAAGAGCTGCAACGGGAGTTAAACCAAAACAGTTCACTGAGTTTACTATAGCAGGTGGATTAAAACCTACTATAGATGGATATACAATCCCTGAAGTAATACAGAATAGTATTCTTATTGGTGGATTGGATAGACCTAGTTATTTCTATATAGATGCTGGTGGTGCTAATAAGAGTCTTATTATGAATAAGAGAGTAATGGGAAAAGCTGGTTACTTTGGTAAATTAGTTTCTTTATTAACTCGTACATTATCTATGAGTACTCAAACATCAGATTGTGGTAATCATCATTTAATAGGAATAGAGATAAAATCAGAAACTCATCTTAAAAGATGTGATGGTAAGTATTATAAAAGAAATAGAGAAGATAATGAATTATCTATTTTAAGTTATAAGAAAGATAAAGATCTTATAGGTAAAAAGATTTATATAAGATCTGCTATTACTTGTGGATTAGGTAATTATGTATGTCCAAAATGTATAGGAATACAAGCATTAACTAATTCAGATATTGCACATGGAATGTCTACATTCTATTCTGAAGAAGTTACTAAAGTAATAGAACAAAATATATTATCTACTAAGCATCTATTAGAAACATTCTCAGAGATGATTAAGTTTAATGATAATTTCTATAAGTTCTTTAATATGGTTGGTGGTGAAATAATGCCAGTATTAGAATTAGATGATGAAGATATTAATATAGAAGATTACGCTATTTATATAAATCCTGAAGATATAAATAAGATGGATGAATATGAAGATGATAGCTTATTTAATAACTTCTTATCTAATGGTAGGTTTGTTATTAGAAATATTAATAATCCTGATGAAGAAGATATTCCAATAATACTGGAAGATAAAGAATTATATATTTCTAAAGATATAATTAAAGATATCTATAAGAATAATGGATACGTATATTTCTCTGATTTAGATGAAGATACAAAGATATTTGAAATCAGTATTCAGAATAAAGAATTAACAAAACCTCTTTATGATTTGATGAATCTCATTAATAAGAAGAAAGATGTTAATGCAGATATAACTTTAGATTCTATGTTGCAAGATTTCTTAGATCTGATGGTTACTGCTAAGATACAAGCATCTATAGTAGCAGGAGAAGTTATTATTAATAGATTGGTAAAAGATATTAATAATATTTATGAAAGACCTAATTTCTCTCAAAAGATACTACCTCAATACCAGATAGTAACTGTAAGAGATGCATTAAGGAAGAATAAATCTCCATTAATAGGATTATCAAGCGAGGGATTAAAGAAACAGATTTTAGATGATGAATTATTTGAATCAAGAAATGATACTTCATATTTAGATCCTTTATTCAAAGAAGATATATATATGAATAACTTAAAAGGTTATAGTAAATATATTAAAAAATAAATAATTGATATTAGTACTCTATTAAATTAGGGTACTAATATTTTTTTACTCAGTATAGTAATTCTATATATATATATCATTTATTTAGTACTAATAAATAATATTATAAAGGAGTAATTATTATGTCAATTTGGGGTAAAGCATTTAAAGGAACTGATAATGAATCATATAAATCAAAGGGGAATTATATGAAGAACCTAAAGGATGATTACGAAAGGTTATTAGCTCACAGAGAATTATCAATTAAAAGAGAACGTCCTGATTATGAGATTACGGCTATTGATAATAGGCTTAATGAATTAATCTTAAAAATGGATGCATATGTACGAACTGGCAACTGTCTATAAGACAATATAAGAAAGATAAGGACTGTACATCCTTATCTTTTTTTTTCTACATTAATAAATCATCAGCGTTAAGCTGTTTACTTAAAACTAAGTTCTGATGGAATTTCTGTAGGTTCGCCTGTGTAAGGTCAGTAGCACATATTGAAGCTAATAATCCTATATTGGTATTATCTACTTCATAATAGAAATTTCCACCACATGCATTACATATACATTTATCTTTTCCATATCCTTTACAATACAAAGGACTTCTCATTTTTACTGTTTTTCCCACTAACTGCTTTTTATTTTCTTTAGTAATCTCTAATAGTTTATTACCACTTACTCCAATATATCTATTATCAAAGTTATTGATATTATCATTGGTTAATGTCACTTCTATATATTTAGTAGATCCACAATCAGAACCTTTTGGTCCTAAATATTCAGATTGGAATGCTGCTAATAATTGCTTAGACATATAACCAGAAACTTGCGTACCGCATTTTGAATATTTATAAATATTCTCTGTATTCATATAAGGTCGTTACTCTTATACCGTTTTATTACACTAATAAAACTGCTATATGTTACCATATAGATTAGACTATATCATCATTATATACTCTATTACCAAATATATAATGCTACGCACTTCCACTAGACTTCTAGTGTACTCTACTCACTTCTTCATATAAGTATTTCTCTTATACTATGTTTTCGATAGTCGTTGAACGTTATTTAAAAATTATAAAATTGAGAAATTTTAGTTCTCCTTTTCTTCAATCTGATATCATTAACCATTTTTCTACTAGCACCATACATATTGCCTATTTCAGTATCTGTTAATTTACCTTCTTCTATCTTCTTACAGATTTTATGGATTGTATCATCAGTTAGTTTAAATGGAATACTATTACCTAATTTTGGAAATTTATACTTTGATGATATATGCTTCCAAGATTCACCGGACCTAATATGCTGAACTGATTTATCTGTAACACCTAACTCTTCACAAATCTCTTTATTAGATTTCTTCTTCATAATAAGTTCACATATTTGGACAGCTTCTTTCTCTGTAATCTTAGCAAGATGAGCTTTCTCACCTCTTATTTCATCACAAAGACCTGTTCTCCAAGCGTGGTCAGAATTCTCTTTAGTAGTAACCCATTCAAGATTAAATGAAGCATTGCAATGAGTATATCCATTCTTATGGTTTACTACCAGGTCATCATAACTTAATCCATTCTTTAAATGTCTCTTAGGTATTTTACAGAAGTATTCAGCGACTAATCTATGTACAGCAAACTTTTGAAGTTTACCCTCAAATCTAAATGCAAAGTAAATATATCTAGTATGTACATCTTCAAATGTATAAGTCTTTTTAAGTTTAGTATTATACACATTACCAAAACTAGAAATCTTATATCCAGTCTTTTTTCCATCAATTTTAATATTTTCCCATTTTTCTTTCTTCTTAGACAACTTGTCATGATAGTTTAATAATTCAATAGTAATTTTAATCATAATAATTAACACCTTTCATCATATATATTTTTTATTAAGGTGTTGTAACTTTTTTATTTATAATTTTTAAATCTTCGCTGCTGATTGTCGTATACTTACGATGTTCCAGCAATTCACGTAGTTATAAGCCGCCAATGTACTCTGAACGGCCTTTGGATAGGCTCCGGAAGTAATAACATTGCTATGTGCTTCTATGTCTTTTTTAGCTAGTCCATCACATAACGAATTTGTTATTATCTCATATTCTTTAGTGTAAGGATTTTGTACAGCTCCTCTCATTAAGAACATATTCTTCAAGTGGTTTCCTACGCTACCTCTAGCACCAGATGTATATAGATCCATACCTATATCTCCATCCAGTTCTTTCATAGTAGCATCTATCAATTCCTTTTCTATTTTTTCTACTACTCGTACATCACCTTTAGCAATAGCTTCTGCATTTTCTTTTAATAGCTTTTCTTTTAACTTTGCTACTGAAGGTGGTATCTTTGTAGTCTTTAGAGTAAATGATGAAGTAATCGCAGTGTGGAATTGTAAACCAAACCAGTCTCTAGTATTAATATAATTCATCATTTGATGAGTATCAATAAGATCATCTTTTAATGCATCAGATACTTGACCTTCAAATTTTTTAAATCCTGATTTAGTCATGGCATAATTTTGGAATGACATAAAAGATTCAAATCCTAATTTCTCTACCATCATTTTATTATATACTAATCTACCAACTGTGGTTTCTATAACTTCACCTTTTTTAATTAATAAAGGATAATCTTCATGAGATAATGTAACAGTATCACATACACTAAAAGGTGGTTTATTAACTTTATCACTATCTCTTATATCAGTATTAGTAGTTTTAGAGAACCATTTAACAAAATTACTATAAGTCATATCTTCTGGTTTTAAAGAAGTGAAATAAATCTTTTCTTCATCAGTTAATTTCTTATAATTACCAAATGGCTCTTTTGTTAATACAAAGAAAGTTTGAGTTGTTTCTTTACCCGAATCTCTGATTAATTTTCCCTTATTATCTATACAATTCTTTTTACTATAAATAGCTTTTTCTATTTCCTCATTTGCTTCTTGAGTAAATAGTATTTTTTCTGTAGTTTGATCTCCATCATAATCACCATCTATACCACTAAGATATGAATTTGAGAATTGAGTAGCATCTAAGAATAATGTAGGAATATTATGTACTGGGGTATTTATATTAATATCTGGATACCATTTATATAATACTCCATTTATATTCATAGGTATTGTCTTAGCTGTAGAACCAACTCTTATCTTAGTGAAAAATGTACCATACATTTTATTTATTGGGTATCTAGTTACTTGGAGATGTTTATTTTTAGCAATATCATCACAAGCCATATATAATAAATCGGTTCTTGTCATTGGTCTATTTATGATACCTAATTCAGCATTACTTTCGTTACTCATTGCTCTTCCGCTAAATATGTAGTATATTGGTTTAGTAGTATTAGTAGGTAATACTATTTTATTAAATCTTGATTCTGGGTCTTTCATAAATCCATCTATAAGTTTTTTAATATACTTATCTGAGAAGTATGATTCAGGATCAACTAATTTAATTACAGTACTAGTACCGTCTCCTTTTAACATAAAATTATTCTTTTGCTGAATAATATTTCTATCAAAGAAAGATTTTACCCACTGTACTACAAAAGGATACATTAATGAACAACACTGAGCTAATGGTAATAAAGTATATTCAAATGATATCTTTAAATCATCTACAGTATCTGCGTGATATGTAGGTGAAGTAATAACAGTTCTTATACAATAATCTACATTCTTACCCATAAGATACTTACGTATCATACCATTCTTCTTTTCCAACTTATGCTTGAAATAATCATATATAGCAACCATTGTATTTTGAATAGTATAAATAGTACTGTGGAACTGAATAGCAAATAATGACTGTCTATCTAATAAAGAAGATAGTCTAATTAATTTACCATATAGATTATTGATATCATCAGTTTCTCCACCACCAGAAGTAGAACCAGTTTTAATATCTCTAAAGAAAGCAGGAATTACTATTACGTACTGAGTAAATAATTCATCCTTTTTAGTTTTCTTTAAAAGATTAATTCTTTCACTTCTCATACCAAATTCTTCACTATTATCTTCATCATTTTTTGTCCAATTTATTTTTTCCCAATTATCATAAATAAACTGTAAACCCGTTTCTCCTGTATTTTCATCTTCTACTAATCTACCAGAAGAATCAATTCTGTAATACATTTCTCCATTGATAATTTTATCAATATTTCTAAACATCCTCTTTATTGCTTTATAAATATGAGGGTGGAAGAAATGTCCATGGAGATCTATATATGCAAAAGTATTTCTTCTTGAGCTAGTAGTAATTCCAAAAATCTCATTGGATATTAATCCATTAGGTTGAGGAATATTACCTCTTTGGAATAATACAGCAGATGTAATAGGTTTCAGATTATTTACTTCAACAAATTCTTTTGTATTAAATAAATCTATTTTCATTTATGAATTTCCTTTCATATATGGTTTATTGGATTGTGTTTAGACTAAAGTTTATCAGTAGTCACATTATCATAATACGAAAATAATAAGAAAGGATTTTTTATAATGGCTAAAATGGTATTAAAAGAAATTCAGGATTATATAGATAATGTAGCTAGATTAGCTCAGAAAGTTGCATTAGAGAGAAAGAATAGTAATCAGAATTGGTCATTACCATCTGTATGTATTGCTCAATCAGCTATTGAAACTGGATGGGGTAGATCATCTATTATGACTAAAGCTAATGCTTATTTTGGAATTAAATCTGGTAAGAATTGGAAAGGTCCTGTTTATAGTACTAAAACAAGAGAATGGTATGATAATGTAAATGCTACTAATATAACAGATACATTTAGAGCATATAATACATTAGAAGATTCTATTAGAGATTATTTTAATCTTATTTGTGAATATGCTAGATATAATAAAGCTTGTAATACAATGAGTGCTAGAGATTGTATTCAGGGTATTAAAGATGGTGGTTATTCTACATATCCTACATATGTAAATGAAGTAATGACTATTATTAATACTTATAATTTAACCCAGTATGATGTAGTATTATTGGAACAAGATGCAAAACCTAGTGAAGGTCCAGCTAGACCTGAATTAGATACAGTAGTAGATGATGTTATTAATAATAAATATGGATCTGGTGAAGATAGAAAAAGAAACTTAGAATCTAAAGGATATAACTATAGAGAAATTCAAAATAGAGTAAATGATAAATTGAGTTTACAGAAACCTGTAGAAAAAATAAATTATTTCCCTAAGTTTGAAGGACGTAGTAGTAGTATAGTATATGCTTTAAGAGCAGTTGGTTGTAATGATACTTCATTAGATAATAGAAGAAATATTGCAGTAAAGAATAAAATAGTTCCTATTAAATCTTTATATAGAGGAACATCATCTCAGAACACAACAATGTTAAGATTACTTAAGAGTGGTAAATTAATTAAACCATAATTAAAAATAATTTAATACCTTGATAGATAAAATAAATTCTATCAAGGTATTATTTCTTTTAATCTACTAATCTAGCCCATAATCCAGAACCTTCAGGTTTCTCTTTTGATAATGTCATATCACTAAGAGGTGGCATATGTTCTATACCAGCTGATTGACGACCCTCTACATTTGCTTTTATTAATTCCCGAATCTTTAAATCATCATATACTACTACGAAGTTTGTTAATGTAATAAACATAGTAACTTCTATTATTCTTGGTATATATTCAAGATCAATATCTTGTATATCTACTCCTAGATTATATGATGAATATACTAACACAGATTCATCTAATGTAGTATTCATTACTGATGATGGAATATAGAATGGTATATCATAAGTAGAATTATGATGTATATCAGCAGGTTCATTCTTCTCTTGAAATATACCAATATTATTTATCTTTAATCTATATCTACATTTACTAGATTGAGTAATTCCGTGAGGTAATGGATTTCTTAATCTAAAATCTATTTTAGGATTAAAACTTTTAACTCTTCTATATACAGTTTCATTAGCTCTATTAACACCTAATACAATAGCAGTATCTTCTACATCTAATGGTCTTACTAATTGAGCGTGTTCTATTTCAGCATTATCTTGATATACAGAATAATCCATATATACCTTATAATAATTTTGTAAAGTATCTATTGATTTAATATTCTTTGTTTTTATCCAATCAGTAAATTCTGTATATAATTCTGAATTAGATTTAGTATCAGGACCTTCTAATGTATTGATATTAATAATTTGACCTATATATTTATTATTACTATCAATTTTAACAGAAGTAGAAGTACCATTGAGTGATTTATTTAAAATAGATGGTATATTAGTATCTTGATTAATCTTATAATACTTATCACCTATTTTTGTATAAATAGACTTCATTTATATATCTATTCCTTTCTATCTTAATTAAATTATGGTTTTTAAATAACTTCAAGAGAACTAAAGAAATCCCTTGAAGTTATTTATTTATAATTAGATTTTAAACATCAATCCTCTTCCAGCAATTATTCTAATAGCATTATTAAAATCATCACCTTCCAATGGACCAACAACAACTTTATCTTCTTCATCATTTACAATAATATTTAAATTATATCCATCTAATAATTCAGTTACTCTATCAATAGTATCTTTATGAACTATTAGCTCTATAAATCTACCTGTAGTATTCTCCGGTATTTCTATACTAGAAGATTCAACTTCTTCTGTATTATTTTCATCAGATGATTCTTCTACAACAGGAATTTCTGTAGGAGTAGATTCTTCACTTGTTTCATTTTCTTCTGTACCAGATTCCTCTTCTACTGAAGATTCTGTAACATCTTCTGTATTCTCATTATTCTCTACAGTAGTATTTGTATCCTGATTCTTTCTGTTATCTTTTTTAGCCATTTATAAAAATATCCTTTCTTATCAATCATTATTCAAAGCATTTATAGCATTCATAAACTTTGTAGCATCGGTATCGTGTCCAAGATATCCCATTACTTTAGTCATTATTCCATTTAAGAATTTCATTTTAGTATTTGAGTCTGTAACAATTTTACCAAAATTACCCTGCATAGCATTCGATATATTTGCAACAATTTCCGCTTTAGTATGTAAATCTGGATCTAATGCTTTTTCATAATCTCCACCCAATTTCTTCATATCCTGTACAGTTTTTTTAGCTCTATCAAACCATTCAGATGATGCTTTTTGTGCATCCATATTTGTTTTAATATATTTATCCATGTTAGTTTTAATAAATATAATAGCTGTAGCAACTGTTATAACAGTTCCAATATTTTTAAGCTTAGTCAACGAACCATTTTTATCTGATAAGAAATCATCAAATTTATTTTTTAATGCTTCAGCTTTTCCTCGTAGTGTTTTAGCATCAACTTCTTTTTTCTTAGCATCTTCTAATATCTGATTATATGCTTTTTCTACTTCAGCTAAATTCTTTATATCCATAACAGATAAATTACCAGCATCTATTTCAGCAATTACCTTATTTGCTATTTCAGGATTATCTTTTTTAATCATATCCAGTTTCTTTTCTACTGGAGCTAATTTATAAAATACATCTTTAATAGCTCTAATAATCTTACTTATCAATTCTTGTATCTTTTTAAATACAGCTAAAATAACTTCACCTATTTTATCAAATATACCAGCACTTTTCTTTTCTAATGCTTTTTCATCTTCTCCTTCAATGAATAATCCAACAGCTTCATTCATCATTTGATTTTCACTCTCAGTAATATAATCATTGATTAGAGATTTGATAGTATCATTACTTTCTTTAATGATATTAAAAATATTAATCAAATCATCATTTACCCTAATAGGCTTAATTGTATTATTAACAAATGATACACTAATCATTTATCTCATTACCTTTCATTTTATTAGTTTAAAACTTTGTTTTTAAAGGGGATTTTCTATGGTCCTGTATATTAGTTGTATATATATATCATTTTATAGTAGTAATAAAAATCGTTTCATAAGAAAGGAGTAAATTATATGAAATATGGAATGGTTGACAGGATTAAATTCCTATGGAGATGTACGAAAGGTTCTAGGTTACAGCTATTATTAATCTATATATTCAGCTTAGTGGACAGCTTTTCTGATACTGCTAGAAATATAGTATTCGCAATGGCTGTATCTGCATTAGTATCAGGTAATCCGTTCACTGAGGTATTAAAGTTGTATGGATTACAAACTATTATAATATTATCATTTGCTTTTATAAGTATGATATATTATAAATTTCTTTGTAAAGTTGACGCAAAGATAAAGTTAAAACTTCAACATAAAATCATGGAAGTTGTATTAAAGACTCCTATAGATTTTAGTGAGAGTCACGATGCTGGCACTGTACATCAGAATATGGATAATGTTATGAATATGACATTTGATATATTTGTAAATCATATTCCTGTTATGCTATATAATATTAGTAATATCCTAATATCATTTGTTATCTTAGTTAAGATACATGTAGTATTAGGTATTCTAGTATTAGTAATTATACCAATATTTATCTTACTACAGAAGACATTAGGTTCAAATCTAATGATGATTGTGGTTGAGAGAAATAAGACCTTTAAAGATATTCTCGGTACTATCTCAAATACATTTAATATGGCACCATTCATCAAATGTCACGGTAACGCAGATACTATTATATCTGATATTATGGTGAAGTTTAAGAATGATAGTAATAATAAGGTTAAAGTATTTAGTGAGTGTAATACACTAAATGAATTAATGAATCTTGTTATCATTGCCTGTAGGTCTTTAATAGATATTGGTGGTGCATATCTTTGTAGTATAGGTAGAATTACTATAGGTACATTTACACTTATTCATAGCTATGCTAAGGATACATTTAAGAGTGTAAATGGAATTCTCAAAGAAATGAATCGTATGGTAAGTACTATATCTACATTAGATATGGCGATGGATATGATTGGTGAGAAGCTTGAAGAAAATGGTAGTATTGATTTAGAATATATCAATACTATTGAATTAAACAATGTAAGTTTCTCATATGATAGTAAGAATATCTTAGATAATATTTCTTGTAAGTTAGAAAAAGGTAAGAAATATGCATTCGTAGGATATTCTGGTTGTGGTAAATCTACAATATTAGCTTTGATTAATGGTATTAGAAAACCAACTTCTGGTACTATAAAGTTAGATAACGTAGATATGAAGTATGTCAACCAATATACCTATAGGCAGAGAATAGGTGTAGTACAACAGAGTGGATTAGTCTTTAATGGTACTATTAGAGATAATATCACTTATGGTTGTACAAATATATCTAATAGTGAAGTATGGGAAGCTATTGATAAAGCTAACCTTACTGAGTTTATTCAATCTCTCCCTGATGATATTAATACTATTATAGGTGAGAATGGAATGAAGCTATCTGGTGGACAACGACAAAGAATAACAATAGCAAGAGCTTTTATAAGAAAGCCGCAGTTATTGATATTCGATGAAGCAACTTCTGCATTAGATAATAAATCAGAAGCAGAAGTACAAAAAGCTATAGATAATATTTCTAATGATGTTATGGTTCTAATAGTTGCCCATAGATTATCTACCGTTAAAAATGTAGATAAGATATTCTGTTTAGATAATGGTAGAATAGTCGAAGATGGAACTTATGATGATTTGATGTTTAAAGAAGGATTCTTCTATAGTTTATCTAGAAAGAAAAAGAGATAATTATTTGATATCTAGGATTACATATTTTCTATGTTCCTAGATATCATTTATTAAGTAAATTAATAGAGAAGATATTTCTATCTTCTCTATTTTTTTTATTTTAGTTCCATGAGTTAATACTCTGTGGTCTATTAAGTACTGCTGAATTACCAACACCAGATACCATCTTACCACTCTTAATATCATAATGAAGTGCCTCATTGAAATCTGAAGCATTAAATCCACTATAGAAGTTAAGAGAGTTAGCTACTATCTTGTACTTATCAAGAAGTACCTTAGCCATCTTATTAATCTGTATTGATTCATACTTAGTACAATGGAACTCTATCTGAGTCTGTACAACTCCATGCTGAGCACCCTGCTGATTAAATACGTCAGTATTCAAACCACCTGGGAAGCAGTTAGCAAATAGACAAGCATACTCTATATTCTCACCTGTTACATCAGTTGAGCAATAAATAAACTCTGCTGTCTGGTTAGCCTGGAGTCTCTCAAGACTAGAACCATTGTAATGTGAAAGACCTGTCATCAAGTCTGTTGTTCCATTAATCCATGTATGCAAAACCTCTCTTACAGGAGAACCTGAGAACTCGTATACTGTAACGGTAAATGAGTTTGTACTATCCTGTGCAAAAGTTGGAATCTCAAATGACTTACCAATATAACCACCAGTAATCTGACCAAATTCTACAGATACATCATTAAGACCAGTTATTTCAGTATTACCATATTCTACGATATGCTTAAACTTATTAAACTGCTGTGGAATACCTGTCTGTGGATCAAGAAGGAAAGCTGGTTTTCTTACCATGAACAAACGAGCATAACCAGTTTTAAGAGGGTCATAGCATCTTAGAACTTCATTAATGACATTTGTACCACCAAGGAAAAGAGCATAATTGGTAAGGTTATTATTTGTATGGGATTTAATACCACTCTGAATTGTATTAGCCATTTTCTATATCTCCTTTCGTTATTCTTGTGTTGATTCGGTAGGAGCTACATACTGACGCTTATTGATATCAATCTCAATAATAGCCTTCTTTGTAAGTCCTCTAAATACTACTGATAAATAAAGATGAAGAATAGAATGATTAAATTCATATTCAGAAGTTGCAAAATTGAATTCAAGCGACTGTACCATAGAACCAATCCATGAAGCATATTTAGCTTTCTCTACAGTAACAAAATCTTTTCTTACACTCTCATCAGAGAAGTTATAAATCTGACTCTCTGTATCCTTTTCAACCATTCTCTTCAATGTGTAAAGAATAGTAGAATCAGACTCTTCAAGAAGATCAGTTTCTGCTTTCTGTGTAGTATTCTGTACTGCTCTATAGAATGTATTCTCTCCAATACACTCAAAATAATTGAGTCTATTATTATACAATCTCTCTTTAAGGTCATTATCATACTCTTCAACTACTGGCTGAAGACTATCTTTAATATGACCCGTTAGAGTACAATTATCTCTAACAAACGGAATATGCATTCCATTCTCTGTAATATGATCTACATACTGTGCTGAATTGAAGTATGAGACTGTTACATTACATCTCTTATTTGTAGAATACTCTCTAACTTCATAATTCTGTACATCTACAGAAATCATATGATTATCAAATACTCCATAACTCTTAATAAGACCTTTTACGATAGAATTAGAGAATGATGGAATAATATTTGTATCAAGATATACTCTACAGTCATTTCTTGTCTTAGCAAGATCTACGATTATATTCTTTACAGCATATGGATAATTTGCATCAAAGAATGCAGATACTGGTATTCTCTTAGGAGAAAGAATTCTTCTATCATATGTACCATTATATGCATTTATGAATGCATCTTCATACTCCTCTTCAAGAGTCCATGTCTTTGGTGAACCACCATCAACCTGTACTGTTCTAGGAGTATCAAAATATCCATTATTACCATTCTTAAGTACAAGACCTTTTATAGAATCGAACATAACAAGACCTTCACTATTAGTGTAGTTCTTTGCATCATATGATGGGTCATGTGTATTAACATCAGATGTTAATTTCTTAGGGAAATAAATGCAGGGAAGCATCTCTCCAACCGATTCTACAGGTCTACCATATATAGGGTCAAACATATCAACATCTGGTATATTATCTACATCGGTTGCATTAATAAGCTCATTAAGCTTCATTAACTTAGCATAATTTTCTTTATGCTCAGCTGCAACTGGTTTACTACCATTAAGCTGATCTGTTGGAATATTATAAGTAGTAAGATCTGCCTGATACTGAGCTTTCAAATCAGTATTCTGCTGTTTAATAAACTTAACATAAGCATCATAAACAGCCTGTACAGCATCATCATTACACTTAATGAGAATAGGTGTTTTATCAATATCTGCTTCCTCAATTACATCATCAATTAATGTAGAACCTTCAGAAGTATATTTCATAGAAGAAACTAATCCACCTACATAATTAGCATCTTTCTTCAATCCGTTTTCAGATGTAATAACTTCAAAATTATACATCTTAATTCCGTATTCTTTTTCATATGTAAGAGCCTGTGAAACTCTCATAGAATAAAAGTTACCACAATCACCTCTACCAACATATCTTACAGCCATCAAAGGAAGCTGAGCATAATTCTCACTATCCTTATCAGTAAATTCTGTACCTTTAGCTGCTGTAGCAAGTGCTTTAGCTGAACTTATATTCTCTTTACTCTTAGCAACAAGTTTAATTCTAAACTTTCTATCAGCTGCTTTTGGAGCATCTGTTGCTGTATCAGCTTTATAAAGAATAGAAACTATTGCATTAGAATAAGCTGCATTTTCTGGCATAACTCTCATCATCCATACAGCTGAATTATTACGATCAAGTACATTATATGCTTGCATTAATGGCTGACCATATTTTTTAAAATTTGAATCACCAAATGTTTTAATGGCATCCGCCTTAGTTGTCTTTCTAATCCATCTATTATCTACGCCCTTTGGAGCTCTAACTGCATATGCTTCAATAACTGATGCATCTACGGTAGTTGCCTGAGTATCATTAGCTACCTGTGTATAGTCATTAACATAGCTTTCTATATGTGGAAATGAAAAACGAGGAACAATCTGTATTGTTTGTGCCATGTTATATCTCCTTACAATTTAAAATATTAGAGTTTATTTTTAATAAAACTCTATAGATTTATTTTAATGTTCGGGAGTGGTATCCAAGGAAATCTATTGCTTTAGAATAGTTTCTACTACAGATGGTGTTTCTTCTCCTTTAGATTTAGTTCTATTTAATGATGTAGTAATCATAGAATCCATATCCTCAAATGTAATAGCATTAAATGTAGATGTATACTGACATATCTGTCTTACATTATTCATTTTATAATCATAATCGGATAAATCTTCTGTAGTAACTACTTGACAGAATTTCTTACTAGGATTTCTTTTATCTCTACACATAGTAGCTAATATCATTTCTTCTACTACATTCATTACATTAAATCCTACATTATTTAAATCAAGATTCTTTTGCCATGTCTGCATCATTTTACTATAAGGGATACAGGCGGGTAATTTTCCTTTTATAATTAGATCCATAAATGCTTCGCAGTTACTACTATCTTGAATAACTGAACTTGCCATTATCTTAGCACCTTTTTGATAGTTTAATACTTTACATTTAACTTCATTAACATCACCTTTTTTATTAGCAATATTAACAATTCTATTTTCTGATGAATTAGAAAATAATTCTATCCATGTAGGAACATTAAAAGCTTTCATTTCTTTTAATTTATCTTTTTCAAATATTCCTACATTAAATATTCCTAGAGTTCTTATTGTATCTCCTTTATCTTCAGCAAATTTACCAGTTTCATCAAAATATGATTCTGGTAAATAAAATTCTGCATAATCTGCTTCTAAGTAAATATATTTTCCATCTGATCTAAAATATGAAGCCATATTATAAAATCCTTTCATTTTCTTTATTCTAAGTTTACATTAATGTGATTTGAGGGAAAAGCTACCATAGCAGAA